ATTTAGAGCTTTTAAAGATATACGACAGTGAATCAGTGCAGGAAGTGGGCAAAAACGACTTCCTAACCTTCATTGATCATGTGTATGCGGGCTATAAAGTAGGCCCACACCATAGAAGACTGGCCAAAATCTTTGAAGACATAGCAAATGGCAAGAAAAAACGGGTAATTGTGAACATTGCACCCCGTCACGGCAAGTCTGAGATGATTTCTTACCTTGCGCCTGCATGGTTTCTAGGTAAATACCCTCATAAAAAAGTCATTATGGCCTCCCACACAGCGGATTTGGCGGTCAATTTTGGCCGCAGAGTACGTAATTTGGTGGGTTCTGAGTCTTATAAAGACATCTTTCCGCAGGTCGAATTGCAGTCAGATTCCAAATCAGCCTCGCGTTGGGGCACTAATTTCCAAGGAGAATACTTTGCTATTGGTGTCGGAGGTGCTCTTGCTGGTCGTGGCGCTGATCTATTTATCATTGACGACCCTCACTCGGAACAAGATGCTAAGACTGGGAGACCGGACGTTTTCCTTCCTGCTTGGGAGTGGTTTCAGTCTGGCCCTCTCCAGCGTCTTATGCCGGGTGGCTCTATCATTATCGTGATGACCCGCTGGAGTAAACTGGACTTGACAGGGATGATTGTCAACCAGATGGGCAAAGAGGAAGATGTAGATCAGTGGGAGATTGTTGAGTTCCCTGCCATCCTTAATGAGAAACCCCTATGGGGAGACTTCTGGTCGCTGGAAGAACTACTGGGTAAAAAAGCAGGTATGGATCCCCGCTACTGGCAAGCTCAGTACATGCAGAATCCTGTATCTGAAGAAGGCGCATTACTTAAAAGAGAGTGGTGGCAGATTTGGGAAGAAGATGATCCTCCTAAATGCGAGTTCACCATCATGTCGTTAGATGCGGCGCAAGAGTCTAACAACAGGGCTGACTACAACGCGTTGACAGTATGGGGTGTGTTCTTTAACGAAGAAACAAACAACTATTGCATTATTTTGCTCAATGCCATCAAGAAACGGATGGAGTATCCAGACCTTAAAGCGATGGTGCTTGAGGAGTACAAGGAGTGGGAGCCTGATGCATTTATTGTGGAGAAGAAGTCTAATGGCTCACCTCTCTATCAAGAGTTCAGGCGTATGGGCTTACCCGTTGGAGAGTTTACTCCGGGTAAAGGACAAGATAAGATTGCACGGGTGAATGCGGTGTCTGCGCTGTTTCAAGGCGGAGTAGTGTTTGCACCAGATCGCAGATGGGCAAGAGAAGTTATTGAGGAGTGCAACGACTTTCCATCTGGCACTAACGATGACTTGGTTGACTCAACAACACTAGCACTCATGCGGTTTAGACAAGGCGGGTTCATACGGTTGCCTACTGATGAGCCTGAAGAAATTAGATACTTTCGCAGCAAGAAGGCTGCTTACTATTAAGGATAGATATGGCTACCAGCAACATTGACAAAGCTCTTTACCCCAGTGACGGGGGACTCCCGGATTTGATGGACATGGGTGATCCAGCACTTGAGATTGTGATTGATAACCCCGATGCGGTGACATTAGCTGATGGCTCGATGGAGATTACGATTGAGCCGGGTAAAGAAGTCAGTGATGACTTTAATAGAAACTTGGCCGAAGACATGGATGACAGCGAGTTAGCTGGCCTTGCATCTGAGTTAATGGAGTATGTTGACTCAGACATTAATTCACGCAAAGACTGGACTGAAACGTACGTCAAAGGTCTTGAAGTATTGGGGATGAAGTATGAGGAAAGAACGGAACCTTGGAATGGGGCTTGTGGAGTATTTTCAACCGTTCTTACTGAGGCCGCGATCCGCTTCCAGAGTGAGACTATCACTGAAACGTTTCCTGCTGCGGGCCCAGTCAAAACGGAAATTATCGGTGCAATTGATCGCCTTAAAGAGGAGGCGGCAAACCGCGTTCGTGAGGATATGAACTATCGCCTCACTGAGGAAATGCCCGAGTACAGACCAGAGCATGAACGCATGCTGTTTAACTTGGGACTTGCTGGCTCAGCGTTTAAGAAGGTGTACTACGACCCGGGCATGAGAAGGCAAGTGTCTCTTTTTGTTCCTGCTGAAGATGTGATCATTCCTTATGGCTCAAGCGGAGCAAGAACTGCTGAGCGTGTAACGCACTTGATGCGTAAGACAAAGAATGATGTAAAAAAACTACAGGTCAGTGGTTTTTATCGTGATGTAGATTTGGGCGAACCTGTTCAGATTCATACTGATGTGGAGAAGAAAAAAGCGGAAGAGCAGGGCTATTCAGTCACTGATGATGACCGCTACCAGATTGCTGAAATTCAAGTTGATTGGAACTTAGAAGGATACGAGCATGAAGATGAGATCGCCCTCCCATACATTATTGCAATTGATCGCGGCACAACTAAAGTCTTGGCCATTTACCGAAACTGGGAAGAAGATGACGAGACTTATGCAAAGCGTCAGCACTTGGTTCAGTACGACTATGTACCGGGCTTTGGTGCTTACGGCATGGGTCTCATCCATATTATTGGTGGTTATGCTCGCGCTGGCACTTCTCTTATCAGGCAACTTGTTGATGCGGGTACTCTAAGCAACTTACCCGGCGGCTTAAAGTCTCGTGGTCTAAGACTTAACAAGGGTGACGATACACCAATTGCTCCCGGAGAATTCCGTGATGTAGATATCCCTAGCGGCTCTATCAAAGACAACATCATGACCCTACCGTACAAAGAGCCTTCACAGGTTCTAGCGGGGCTGTTAAATCAGATCACAGAAGAAGGCCGTCGCCTTGGCTCTATTGCTGACATGAAGGTCAGTGACATGAGTGCGCAGGCTCCCGTGGGTACAACGCTTGCTCTCTTAGAGCGACAGCTTAAGATCATGGGTGCGGTGCAAGCCCGTGTTCACAACTCAATGAAAGAGGAGTTTAAGCTCCTTAAAAACATCATTAGAGATCACGCGCCCGCGAGCTACGACTATGATCCAGTAGCAGGTGATTCAACTGCAATGCAGGCCGATTACGACATGGTTGAAGTTATACCTGTCAGTGATCCCAATAGCTCAACAATGGCTCAACGCATCATGCAGTACCAAGCTGTAATGCAGTTGGCTCAGCAAGCACCTCAAATTTACGATCTTCCAATTTTGCATAGGCAAATGATTGAAGTACTGGGTGTAAAGAACGCTGACAAGCTTGTGCCGATTGATGACGACATGACACCGCGTGATCCGATAAGTGAGAACATGGCGTTCTTGCGAGGAGAACCTACGAAGGCGTTTATCTACCAAGATCATGACGCACACATTGCGACTCATACAACGTTCATGCAGGATCCAATGATTATGCAGACAATGGGTCAGAACCCTGCGGCTCAGCAGATGATGGGAGCAATCATGGCTCACATTTCTGAACATTTGGCGTTTGCGTATCGCCGTAAGATTGAAGAGCAGTTGGGCGTACCCCTCCCACCACCTAATTCAAAACTTCCTGAAGAAGTTGAAGTTCAGTTGTCTCAACTTGTGGCGCAAGCATCAGTACAGTTGTTACAGCAAAACATGGGACAAGCTCAGCAACAGAAGAACCAGCAGATGCAGCAAGATCCCCTTATTCAGATGCAGCAAGCTGAGTTGCAGATCAAAGCTCAAGAAGCACAGACCCGTGCGCAGAAGACTCAAGCTGACATCCAGTTGGCGCAGGAAAAACTTAAGCTTGAGGCTCAGCGCATCATGATGGATGTGCAGAAAGAACAACAACGAGTTTCTTCGCAAGAACGTCAGACTACTCAGAAGCTTAAGGCTGATTTAGTTAAGAACATAGTTAAACCCAAACCCGGGGGTGTTAGATGACAGAAATAGAACTGCTTAAGAAGCAAAACGACGAATTTCGCCTAGCGGCGATTGACAAACTCATGTCTGGTGCAGCTAAAGACTACGCCGAATATCGAGAATTGGTGGGGGTTATTAGGGGTCTTGACCACGCCAATTACAACCTTCAAGACCTCAAACAACGTATAGAAAGACAAAACAATGAGTGAAATACTCGTAAGCCAAGACGGTGCCACAGCCACTGTACTTCCCGCGACGGCTGAAGAGAAAGCTAAGCAGGTTCCTGATCCTGCTACTTTTCATATTCTTTGCATGCTTCCCAAAGCAG